TGACAGCGACGGCGTGCTGCTGGCCACGGCCGCGCCCGCCCGCCCGCGCATGTATCCCGGATGGTGGGAGGATGCGGCGGTCACCCTGCGCGTGCGCAAGCCGGGCTGGCAGGAGGTCTCGACGCCCTTCACGCTGACCGAGGATGGCGCGGCCTTCCCGCTCAACCAGATCGACGCGGCGACGATTTCGGACAGCAACCCGGGCGCGCTCTCGATCACCGTGACGAACCATGGCGCCAGCCCGGTGACCTGGAACGGCAAGGCCTTCTCGATCACCGTCACCGCCCCGGTCGGGACAAGCGCGGCCACGGTGGCGCAGTGGCTTTCGTGGCAGACCGCGCAGGACAGCTACAGCCTCGGCGCGGGCGTTCACAACCTGGCCTGGCCGGTCATGGTGGTAGCGGTCGGCACGGCGCTTGAGACGCAGCGGGGCGCGCTGTTCGGGTCAGCCGGCGCCGCGCTGAAAGGCGTCCGCGTGATCGACACGACGGGCGCGGAGATTCCGGGGTTCGCGCGAATGCAGGCGGATGATGGCAGCTATTACAGCCCGGCCGCTTCCTACACGCTGACGGTCTCTGGAATTGTATCGGGGTCGCGGATTCTTCTGCGGCGAACCGACACGCTTGTCGTGCTGGCAAACCAGACCGTCACCGGGGGCGCCTTCTCTTATACGTACACGCACACCACGGATATTCCGGTCGAAATCGTCGTTCGGAAGGCGACGGGTTCACCGGCTTATCAGGAGTGGCGCACGACGACGACCCTCAGCGCCAGCAACAACAGCCAAACCGCCAACCAGCAGCCGGATGAATAACCATGCCCATCGCAGCCGATTTCAGCATTTCCGCATCGGGCGACATTCGTCACGTCAGCGGAACCACGATCTACTCCGTTCTGGACCTGCACGCCTGGCTACAGGACCTGGCCGATGATGCGGCGGCGGCGGGCAATGACCTCCTTGATATTCTGGCGCCGAACCCGTCAAAGCTCGACGGCCCGCGCGATGTGGCTGTGGCTTCGCGTCTCAACCTGATGACGAGCGGCACGATCAGCTTCAATCTGGACGATGACGCGGCGCAGTACATCAACTTCGGCTCGGTGAAGCAGGCCAATGGCGATGTGCAGTATTCCGGCCTGACGACGATCGGCGGCATTGTCGCGGGCTCGCCCGTCTACGTGGTGCAGAACGGCGCGAAGCTGACGAAGTTCTGGCCCGACGGCCATATCCAGATCATGGTGAAAGTGAAGACGGGCGGCGCACTGATCGACAGCGGAAACGTCACGGCGTTTTCGCGCAAGTGGGGCCAGAGCTACAGCCATTTCGATGTGAACCTTGCTGCCGGTGGCCAGGATAAGGCAGCTCTGCAGACCTCTGTGGATACGGCCATCACGCTGACCGAAGTGCAGGCCGCCGCGCTGTCCTCGAAGGTCACCGTCACCTTCGGCGACACGACTCAGGACCTTGGGAACGGCAATGGCGCGAAGCTGTACAAGGGAACCATCGCGCTGTCTGGCGGATGCACGCTTTCCGAAGCCTACCAGTACCTTCAATACCTGACGCGCGAAAGCAGCACGGCCACGCTGAATGGCGTCCCGGGCTGGCGGTACAGGGTGCTCAACGCGGCCTACACGGAAATCCCGGCGGCGCCTTTTGGTACGTTCGCCGGGGGCACATTCTTTGCCGCGCGCGGCTGGTGGGTCACGGGTGTGCTGCCGGGCGAAAGCACGAAGTATCAGCTCATTGCCGATGACGGGACCCCCCAATCGCCCCCGACCCTTATCGGCATCACCCTTGGCAATCTCGTCGTCGGCGACCGCATTCTGGTGGCGCGAGAGAACGGCTCGGGCGCCATTCTCAAGGATGAGTACACGCCGGTTGCCGCCAGCGCAGGCGCCACAGCCCTGACGGTGGTCGAGGCCATCAAGACCGACACCCCTGCCTCGGGCGTGATCCGCATCAAAGGCGCGCGATACACCTACAGCAGCTTCAATGCCGGGACCAAGACCTTCTCGGGGTTGTCGCCAGCCCTGGCCGCCAATATCGTCGCGGCGGATGATGTCTTTGTCCCCTATCTCGACAAGGTGGCCGCGAGCACCTCGGAGAGCGTGACGTTCATCTACTCGGCCAACTTCTCGGCCCGTGTGGATGTCCGAAACGGCTCTGGCGCTGCGCCGATCATCCCCTTCAATACGCTGATTTCCGTCACCAATGCCGGCGCATCGGTCAACGCCAGCCGCAACTCGGATGTCTGAGTCATGGCCTATTACGTCGCCCCGTTCACCTTCAGTTTCGGTTCGAAGCTCATTGGCGTGGATGCTGGCTATGTGAACGTCGACTGCGCGGCGCTTTATGCTGCAATCAAGCAAGCTCAGGCATCTGAGGAAGGTATCATCTATGACAGAATCGCCGAAGGAAGCGGCCTTGTCGAACTTGGCCCAGGTGTCCAAGTCGGTCTCACCGTCGAACTATTGGGGGACTGGCAACTTAGCTTTCCGGTCGGAAACTACGTCGCCACCGTCGCCGGAGGAAACTTCGTCGGAGGCCCCGGCGGAGACCCCATCGCCTACTCGGCCGGGGTCCAAACCCTGATCATCCAGTCCGCCGCTTCAACGGTCGTGACGGCGGGCGGTTCTGTGCCAAGCGCTGCGCAGGTCGCGGCTGCGGTTCTGGCCGCGGCCGAGGCGGCGCCCATCGCGGCCAACCTCGAGAAGGTGAACGCCATCCCGATTGTCGGCTCTGGCGTGGCGGGCGACAGTTTCAGGCCCGCGTCCTGATGTTCTGGGCCGCCGATTTCTGGGCGCCCGGCGTCTGGGCGGCGGCAGTCTGGGCCGATCTTGAGATCGGCCCCGTCGCGCCCGCTGATCCGGCCGAAAGCCCCACGTCCGGGCAGATCCTCGATGCGCAGCCCCGGCGTGGCATGCTTGGCGCCGCGCTTCTTTCGGGCGTGCTGGCCGATGACGGGCTGACCTTCGGAGAGGTGCGCGCGTCCTGCCTTGTCGGCTCTCTCGTGCCGGTCGAGAGCCATACAGGGGCGATCACGCAAGCGCAGCTGGCCGGCACGCTTCTGGATACTGAAACCCGCCGCGGAAAGGCTTCGCCGGAGACGCCGCTGGTTGGGCGATTGGAGAGAGACTATGCCTGATATCTTCACGATCGGGCGGGGCGACACCCTGCCGGAGCTTTCCTTCGAGCTTTACCCGCCGGTCAATCTGACCGGGGCCACCGTCGTCTTCACGATGACACGAAGCGGCGAGACAACGCCGGTCATCAACCGGCGCGCGGCTGTGATCGCGCAGGCCGATCCGGGCGTTGTCCGTCACGACTGGATCACCGGAGACACGGCGACGGTTGGCTCCTACCTCGGCGAGTTCGAGGTGACCTTCCCCAACGGCAAGATCGGAACCTATCCGAACACGGAGGAGAAGATCGCCATCACCGTCACGCGCAGCCTCGGGTGAGGCGCCCGTGAGGAAGTGCGCTCTGGTTCACTGAACCTGCCGGCGCGGGGTGAACCGTGAACAGATTGGCGAAAGGCCCTTTCAGGAAGCGCACGCCGGGCCTGAAATCAATACCTTGGCCTGGGGCCGGTTTCTTCACACGGAACTGCGCAAATCTGCCGGAACTGAGCTAATGCCCTGTAATGGAATAGGGTTTTCCGATTCGGGGAAGTGCGCCCCGGTTCGGTGAACCTGAGGGCTGGTAGCTCAGTGGTAGAGCGCTCGCTTCACACGCGAGATGTCAGGGGTTCGAATCCCTTCCGGCCCACCATTTTCCCGGCCGTCACGTTGCCTGATCACCCGCCGGGAACGGCGCGGACGCGGGCGAAGTCGACCACATCGGCGGCGCGGCGAAGGTGGTCGGGCGAATAGCGTGCATAGATGCGCTCGGTCACGGCCGTGCTGGAATGGCCAAGGAACTGCGCGATTTCGGACATGGGCACCCCGGCCTCGGCCATGTGGACGGCGGCGGAGTGGCGCAGGACGTGCGGGCTTACCGCCTTCAGCGCCGCGGCGGTCACGGCGGCGGCAAAGCCCCGGCGGATCGACCGAACCGGCCCGCCCGCCCATTCGACCACGTGATCGGACAGCGCGGCCGCGCGCGCCGTCTGCAGGGCCGCGCGCAGGCCCGCATTCATGGGCACCACCGCGCGCCCCTTGCGCGGGCCCGTCCCGCTGAGGCGCAGGTCGACCACGCCGCGGGCAAAGTCGACCCTGTTCCAGGTGAGATCGAGGACCGCACCGACGCGGGCTCCGGTGGACAGCATCAGCAGGATGGCCAGCCGGATGTGCGGCTGTGTCGCGGCGTCAAGCAGGCGGGCGATCTCGTCGCGGGTGAGGTAGCGTTCCTTCGGCGGCGGGCGCGGCGGCAGTTCGATCGGCGGGGCGCCGGCGATGAGCCCCTGACGCGCCGCCCAGGAGAGCGCGATCCGCAGGTGATTCAGCTCGGTCCAGATCGTGCCATCGCTGCGGCCGGCCTTGCGGCGGGCCTTGACATAGGCGCGGCAGGCCTCGGTCGTGATCCGGTCGGGCGGCAGGTTGCCGATATGGGGCAAGATGGCCTTGCCTGTCCATTCCATTGTCGCCGCGATGGTCCGGCCGGCGCGGTCGGCCCGGTAGGCCTCCCAGACCGTGGCGACGGTCTGCTCTCGCGGCGCGCTCAGTCGGCGGTAGAGGCTGACGGCCTCGATTTCAGCTTCCGCTCGGGTGCGTGCCGCAAGCTGATGACGTGTCCGCTTGCCGGTGGCGTCGCGCCAGTAGGCGCAGAGCCCGCCGCGGAGCCGTCCGATGGAGATGTCTGGCACGATTCGAACTCCTTCACCGCGTCGGCCGGGATCCTGATCATGCGGCCGACCCAGAAGCCGCGCAAGCGCTGCTGGTGGAAGAGCTGGCGCACGGTCTCGGCCGAGCAGCCCCACCGCTCGGCCAATGTCTCGGGCTTGAAGGGCCGGTCGGTCATGGGGTGTCCTCCATTGCAACTGTGATTGCCATAAGAACGCGGTTTGTAAGGGCGGCGGCTTTGGCTCGGCATATGCAGCTTTGCCCCGGCCTGATAAAGCAAAGTCCGACCTCACCATTCGCTTTAGGTGTGTCGCAGCCCTCCTCGCTCAATACGATTCCCAGCATGAAACGATATACAGCATCGCGCCGAGACTTCCGCAGCCGCTCGATCTCAGCCTCAAGCTCTGCGATCCGCGCGGCGGTGGCGACTTCGGGCAGCGGGGCGAAAGTGGTGGGTTCCATTTTCCAATCTTCGACCGAAAACCACGACTGGCTTTCCTTGTGCCAGACGCATTCGGTCCAGAAAGAGGGGTAGCCATTCCACGGCGAGGAATAGCCGAGGCACGTATACCCATCCGGGCGATCCTTCTCAGGCGGCGGGTTCCAGGTCATGGGGTGTCCTCCTCTGGTCTGTGCCAAGGCGCGACAGATTCCGGGTGATCATTGACGGCAAAGGCGGGAACGGTGCCCCAGTGTCGCGGTGCCAGCGCATTTGCCAGCCTGCTGTTTTCTGCCGTCAGGCGTTCGTTCTCTGCGGTCAGCCGCTCGATCTCAGCCTTTAGCTCCGCGACCTGATCTATCCAGAAGCGGCCAGCATCGCGCGTCTCGTATGTCACCGTGATCGGCGTGTCAGACTTTAGCCACACCGCCACGGATGTGCCATCAGCGCGCCCCATGGATAGGAACCAATGGCCGTCGTCCATTTGCTCCAAGTGCGCCCCGCCCACAACAAACTCGTGCGGGACGCCGCTTTGGTCAAACTCGATGCGGTCGCTCATGGGGCGGCATCCTCTGTCCACTCCACGGTTGCGGGGACAATCCGAAAGCCTCGCTGCCTTGCGCCGTTTGGGTCCCACCCGCTTGCAATTACCATTGCGTCGGCCTCATCAGGCGCGTCAATCACCGCTTTCAATTTTCCGTCGCGGTCGAGATACGCCCACAGCCGGCGGAACTCCCCGTGTTGGAATATGATATGGTCAACACGGCTTCTCCCCCGGACTTGGCTGTCCTTGGCATACTCTGTCCTGTCTGTCATGGGGTGTCTCCTTTCTGCGCGCCCACTCGGCCCGAAGGCAAAAAGTAATAGGTATGCCGCACACCACCCACGCGAAAGTAGGCTGTGATTGACCCGCGACCGTTGGTGCCAATGCCGGGTCTGCAATCCGTTGGCCATTCAATCAGAGCCGACACGAATGCCCTGAGTGCGGTCAATGACGGCAACTCGTCGTCATCCTCCCATGCATCATCGGCCATCATGGCTGCGAACTGTTCGTTAAGGTCCGCCGCGAAACCCTTTGGGAGCAGCGATGAGTGGTCGGAGATAATCCGCTGGATTTCATTCAGACGCATTTCGCGCGGGGTCATTCCCCTGCCCCCTTCACCTGCTCCAACCCGGCGTCGCGCAGCCGCTCGACCTCCGCCTCAAGCTCTGCGATCCGGGCCGCGAAACCCTTTGGGAGCAGCGATGAGTGGTCGGAGATAATCCGCTGGATTTCATTCAGACGCATTTCGCGCGGGGTCATTCCCCTGCCCGCTTTACCTGCTGTGGAGCCCGGCGTCGCGCAGCCATTCGGCCACGCAGGCAGTAAGGGCGTCCTTCGCGGCCTGCTCGCCTCCTCGATCAGCCGGAGTAGGATGTCGCGCTGCCGGGCGCGGGGAACGTCGGCGAAGGTTGCCGCCAACGCCGCCAAAGATCGTGTCGTCGCCCACACCGCCCACGCCGCCAACGCCGCCACCCGCGCCCCATTGCCCGCCTCCGCCGCCACCGCCGCCGCCGCCGCCGCATCCCACGCCGCGTCCGCCGCCTCGGGCCATTCCTCTCCGCGCGCGAGCCTGTCCATTCCGGCGATGACGGGGTCGATCACCGCCTGCACCTTTGCTGAGCCGGGCTTCATCTCCCTCAGCACAGCGGCAAGAAACCGCCAGACAACCAGCGACAGATCGGCGGTGCTGGCCTCAAGCGCGTCCGCGCAGGCGGTGCCGTCGAGAGCGATGTCTATGTCGTGGGCGATGGTGTAGAGCGGGGTCATTCGCTTGCCTCCTCGATCAGCCGGAAAAGGATGTCGCGCTGCCGGGCGCGGGGAACGTCGGCAAAGGTTGCCGCCCACGCCGCCGCCGCCGCCGCATCCGCCGCCGCTGACCATTGCGCCGCCGCCGCCCGCACCGCCGCCCACGCCGCCCCCGCCGTCTCCATCGCCCGCCGCGCCCGCGCCGCCTTCGCCGCCGCCCGCGCATCCGCCTTGGGCCAGCTTTCTCCGCGCCCGAGCCTGTCCATTCCGGCGATGACTCGGTCAATCGCGGCCTGCACCTCTGCCGGGGCGGGCTTCATCTCCCTCAGCACAGCGGCGAGGAAACGCCAGACAACCAGCGACTGATCGAAGGTGCTGGCCTCAATCGCGTCCCGGCAGGCGCGCCCGCCGAGTTCGTCGTCGATGTCGTGGGCGATGGTGTAGAGTGGGGTCATGGGCCTTCGCCTTTCGGTATCTGGATGGATTTCAGGTCGTCCCGCATCACGCGGCCGGCGTTCTTCAAGACGATGAATTTGCTCCGGGCCTCGACAAACCAGTCGATGATGCGTGTCCCGTCCCGTAGCGTGACCAAAACCCTTTTGCCGCGCGTGAAGTTCGTGTGGGCGCATCCCATCTGTCTCTCCTAAGCGAAGCGGCCATTGGTTCGTCTGGCAGGGCGCTCCATCAACTCGGTTCTCTCAGACGCTCCGGCTCGCTTGCGCCATTCGGGTTTCTCTGCACGCGCGGCTCGCTCGATTAACACGGTTCTCTCGCTCGGGGCGGCTCGCTCACTTGCATCGGTTCTCTCGGCATTCACGGCTCGCTCCCGCAGCACGGTTCTCTCCATCCGATCGGCTCGCTCGACTTACACGGTTCTCTCCATTGAGCCGGCTCGCTCACTTCCCTCGGTTCTCTCCGTCAACGCGGCTCGCTCGATTAACACGGTTCTATCGCTCGGGGCGGCTCGCTCTGATGTTGCGGTTTTCTCTGGTTCAACGGCTCGCTCACACCTTCCGGTTCTCTCGACTTACACGGCTCGCTCACTCGCATCGGTTCTCTCACCAGTTGCGGCTTATCCGGGTGGCGGGGCGATGTAGTGGGCGTGCCCGCCCTGGGCGATTGCAAAGGGCTTTGGCGGCGCCTCGCCGGTTTCGGCGCGGTGCCAGACCTCGTGCAGATGCGACAGGAACAGCTTGACCGCGCAGCGTTCGGCCCGCAGGTGAATGCGCGCGGGTGGCAGCCGACCGGCCTCGTAGTGTTTCCGCGCCTGCGTGTCCTCGCCGAACCGCTTGGCCGAGAGGGACGCCTTCGCCTGATCGGCGTAAGCGCCGGCCTCGTTCTGTTGCGTCTCCCACGCCTTCCGGTCGGCATAGACCTTGCCGTAGAAGGCGTCGTCATAGCCCGAGACCTTGACGAAGCATTCGCCGGTGATCCAGCAGAGACGCTTGAGCGCAGCGTTCCACGGGCGCGTTTCGCCCTTGCCCCACGTCACGGTGGGGTCGAGCCCGCAGAAGCGCCACCAGTGCCCGACGGTCGGCTTGAGTTCGAGCCGCGACAGGAAGCCGGCGGCGATGACAGGGCCCACGCCCTTCTGCGCCATCATCCAGCTTCCGGCGGGGTGGGCCTTCGCATAGGGCTCCAGTGCCGACTTGATCTGCCGCTCCAGCACGTCGGACTGGTCGGTGAAGAATTGGAGCACGGCGTGAGGCTCGCCGGCATCGGCCGCGGCGCGCGTGCGGTTCGCGGCCGTGATCCGGTCATGCTGGCGCTGGTAGTAGAGGTCCACGAGATAGCGCGCCTCTTCCTGCCCCAGCGTGGCCGCAGCGGCGCGCATGTCGCGCTTCAACTTCAGGATGGGTTCAAGGATGGTCATGCGTCCTGTCCTTTGCGGATGAGGGTTTCGATCATGTCGGGGATCACGACGCCGAAGGTGAGCGCCTCGATCGGGGTGCGGCCGCGGCGGGTTTCGTGGTGGAAGGCGGCGCGGGCCGGGGGCGGCAGGCGGGCGATGAGCGCGCCAAGCGGCAGGCCGGGGGCATCGGCCGGATCGGGGGCGGCGGTCATTCGAAGGGGTCCACGATGTAACCGGTGGCCATGGCGATGAGCGCGCCGGCGAGGGCGGCAAGCAGCACTGCGGCGCCCGCGGCGGACAGGCCGACGCCGAACCAGAAGGCGAGGATGAAGGCCGCGTACCAGCTCATGCGAGGTTCCTTTCGAAGCGGGGCGCGAGCGGGCGGTGCATCGCAACAAGGCGGGCCATGTCGACCTCTTGCCCGCGGGCGGATTTCAGGAAGACCCACGCCGCCTGCCGGCAGATCAGCAGGCTGGACGGGTCCGTCACGGTCGCGCGGGCCTGATCGATGTCGCGCGGGGCGCGGTGCAGCGGGGCGATCATGCGACCTCTCCCGCTGCGCGGGCGGCGGCGGCAAGCGCCGCGCCCCGCTGGCCGATGGAAAGTTCGGCGTTGACTTTGGCAAGCGCGTCTTCCGCTCGGGCCGCGAGGACCGCGTCGCCGGGCAGCAACTCGGTCGCCGCGTAGAGCATCTGGGCCAGCATGCGCGCGTGTTCCAAGGCGGCCGCCATTGCCTCGGTGGTGAAGGCCGCTGGCGCCGGTGGCGGCACGTTCAGGATCGTGACCATCACGCGGCCTCCTCGGTGAGGCGGTCCTGTTCGCGCAGGAGGGCGCAGGGCAGCGCGTGCAGGTCTGCGACGGTCCTTGCCCCCTCAAGGCTGCGGTCGCTGACCTCGATGCCGAAGGCGATCTCGAGGTCCATCGCGATCTCGACCATGTCAAGGCTGTCGGCGCGCAGGTCTGTCGTGATGGTCGTCCCGGGCGTAAGCGGCACATCCGGCGCGAGGATTGCGGTCAGGATGCGGTCGACGGTCGCCGCGGCCTCGGCCGGGGTGTAGCGGGCGGTGCGCATGTCAGCAGCCCTTGCGGGTGGCGGCGGATTGCAGGGCCTCGGCCTCGCCGCGCAGGCGGGCGAGTTCGGGGCCTACGTCGCCGGAGCCGATCCAGAGAAGGGCGGGCCAGAAGATGACCGCGGCGATCACGGCATTGGTCGCGTCGGCGGCGACGGCGGCCTGTTGCTGGCCGGTGACCTGGGCGATCCTGTCAGAGAGGCGGACGGCCTCGGCCCGCAGGGCGCGGCAGTCGTAGGCGTCGAAGGTGGCCGGGCTGACATAGGCCGGCGCGATGGTTGCCGGGTCTGCGGCGCAGGCCGAGAGCGCGATTGCCGCCGCAGCGGCCAAAAGGGGTTTCATGGGGCAGGTCTCCTCAGAAGGGGGGTTCGTCGCCCGGGCGGGCGGGTTTCCATTCTGCGCTGATGCCGTCGCGGACGGCGCGCAGGGCGTCGGGGGGCAGCGGTGCCGGCGCGGGCCGGTCAAGGCCGATTGGGCACAGGAACGCGGCGAGGTCGGGAGAGGGCATTCAGACAAAAGCCCACGTCTTGACGGGCTTGGGGTACGCGCAATCCATGACGATCCGGACCGCTCCTCGCTTGACCTCTCCGGCCAGCCAGCGGCGGTTAGCATCCGTCAAGCCTTCGCAAAGCGCGCTGATCGAGCCACGCTTTGTGATGATCCGGATGATTTCGTTGTGGTCCATTCCGTCTCTCCCTCGCGCCACCGTGGCGGTATGGGGAGAAATGAACAAGACAAATGTCCCTGTCAAGCAGAAAAAAGGACAAAAGTCCCTGCCCCCCCCCCCTCTCAGGGCGAGAAAAAAACTTGACAAGCAACGAGAGGTTGAAACCTTAGGTCATCATGGACCGAAGCGCTTCAGAAACCACGAATGCCTTGAGGGTTATCGTCAGTCTTCCGCCGGGGGAGGAGCGGGCGTTGCGGCTGCAAGAGCTCGCAGCATCCGGCGCTCCGGCTCTGATAGCTGACTCCATAGCCTGGCTTGCTCGATCCGGTCTGACGATAGATCATCCTGGAGAAGCTCATTCACCGTTAGACCAAGCGCCCTAGCCAGCTTCACGGCGTCGTCGACGTTTGTGGTGGCGTCGGGGCGCTGCGACAGCTTCTTTGCTTGCTCGTAGGACACGCCCGAGATTTCGCACAGCTTTCTGAGGCTTGTGCCGCGCGCTGCAATCTCTTTCAGAAGGGCTTCGCGGAAGCTCATGGTCATGGCGCCTTACTAACGCGAAGTGAGAGAACTGGTAAGGCGACGAAAGTCCCTTGACAGATAGGGGTCTTTTGTCCCCATATGCCGCGCATGAGAAAGATACAGATCAGCGAGCACGACCTCATCGCTCAAATCGAGGCGTTTGCAGCCGCGCGCGGGATCGCGCCGGCGACGGTGACGAGTCGCGCCGTCGGCAACAGTCGTCTCTATACCCGGCTGGTTAATGGCGGCGGTTGCAGTCTTCGGATTGCAGGCAAGCTCATAGCCTACATCGAACAGTATGATGCAACCTTGGAGACGACATGACTGCTTCCAGCACGCAGAGGGCGGCATGACTGCCGCCCGCCCCGATGACATTGCAGCGAAAGGACGCCGCATGACCGAAGGTCGCCTTGTTCCCGGTTCCATCCGCGTGTCCGAGCCTATTGGCGAGGATGCGAGAGCCCGAGAAGCTCGTCTGAAGCAGCTGTTAGCCGGGCCGCAAGGACCCGTGCGGATTCTGGGGACAGACATACCTGAACCCCTCGTGTCTCCGGTGAAGACCGGCCTGTGGCGGGGTCTGTGGTCGCGGCTTCGTAGAGCCGTGCAAAGATGACCCCGGTCTGCGCAAACTCGACGATGCCGGTGCGGATGGCGGTGACGAATTCGCCGTGCAGCCGGCCGTCGGGTGCGTGCAGCAGGCCGTCCTGGCCGATGGTCGGGTCGTCTGGCGGTGTCATGGCTGTCCTTTCGCCTGGGGTGATTCGTGCGTGCAGGATAGCCGGACATGCGCAGAGGGCGGCATGACTGCCGCCCCCCGCCATCCTTTGCATGTTGCTTCGTCGGTCCCTGCACAGGACCAAGATGGGGGACGTGCGATGAAAAATCCTGCCAATTCGTTGCCGGGTGATGCGGCGGCGTCGCGGCGCTGGTTTGCGGGGCTGCTCTGGCGGGCGTTTCCGTCGCCATCGGAGCATGAGCTGGCGGTCAAGGCGGCGCGGGTGCTGGATGTGTCGCCGCGGCAGGTGCGCAACTGGCTGCGCTGCGAGCATGACGCGAGCCTGCGGTATGTGACCGCGGTGATGGTGATCGCGGGGGCGGAGATCGTGCTGGGCCCGGGGGCGGTCCGGTGAGGCGGGCGGTGATCTACATCCTCGGCCGGTATTGCGAGGTCCGCGCCGACCGCGCGCTGCAGCGGTATTTCGCGCTGCGCGAGGCGGCGGAAAAATTTTTCCGGCGGCTGGACGGGGGCGGGCATGACTGACCGCGCCGCAGCCTGCGTGAGATCCTGCGTCTGTCTGTCTCGGCGCGGGCAACTTCCCGGTGGCGCGATTGGTGCAGGCGGCGGCGTCGCCGGGGTTTTCATGCGGATCGGAGGGGGAGATAGGGTCAAACGGTCCCCCTCCGGGCGGGCGCCCGGTTCCTCCCCGGCGTGCGCCCGCCACCTGTCTGTGCCTGCCCGACCCTTCAGATGAGGAGGCCTTGATGGCGGTACCGATCCTGTTGAAGTGGGGCGACCCGGCCGACCCGGGGCGGGTGATGACGGACCTGCCCGGCAACCTGCGCAGCGCGGCGGCGGTGCACAGCGATATCACCGTCAGGCTGTCGCCGAAGATGGCGCTGCATCTGGCGCGGACGGTGGAGAGGGGCGGCTGGCAGGGCACGCTGGAGGAGCAGGCCGATGTGGTGGCCGGGCATCTGGCCGCGCGGCTGCAGCAGATGGCAGAGGCCCGGGCGGCGGAGTTCGATGAGCTTCGCGCGTCGGCGGCGAGGGAGCGGCGGCGGCTGTGGCTGTTGCTTGGCGCGTCGGGCGTGTTTGCCGTGATCGGGTGGGCTGGGCTGATCATCCGGGCGGTGACGGCATGACGTTCCGGGCGATCGAGACGGGCGAGCGCCGGGCGCCCCGGCCGGCGCAGGCGGCGCTGCCGGTGCTGCGCTGGCTGGCCATCGATGATCTGGTCATCGACGAGGATTATCAGCGCCCGCTGACCAACGGGTCGTGGCGGCAGATCGTGCAAATTGCCGGGGCGTTCGACTGGGCGCATTTCCTGCCCGTTCTGGTCGCGCCTTCGCCGATCGAGGGCAAGTATTCGGTGATCGACGGGCAGCACCGGACGCATGCGGCAAGGATGGCGGGTCTTGAGCAGGTTCCCGCGCTGGTGGTCGATCTGGACGAGGTCGGGCAGGCGCGGGCCTTTGCCGCCGTGAACGGGCTGGTCACGGCGGTGACCCCGGGCACGGTGTTCCGCGCCGGGCTGCGCGCGGGCGAGGCCTGGGCGCTGGCGACCGAGGCGGCGGTGCTGAAGGCCGGGGTGAAGCTGTCGGATTACCGGCCGTCGTCAAGGGATATCAAGCCGGGGACGGTCTATTGCGTGGGCTTCATCCGGTCCGAGGTCGAGCGTGGCCGTGGCGCGCTGGTGACTCAGGTGCTGGACGCGGTGCGGCGGTCGGAGTCTGCCGGTGACATCTATGCCTGGTCGCGGCCTTTCCTGCGGCCGATGATTCTGGCGCTGGTCGCGGTGCCGCGCGCGCAGCGGCGCGATCTGGCCGCGTTCCTGAACGAATGGCCGCCGGTCGAGACCGAGCGGCGCGTGGCGATGCTGAAGCGGCAGAGCCCGGACCCGGCCGTGCGGGCGAAAACGCTGACCGCGCTGATGGTCGATGTCATCGTGGCGATGCTGACGCGGTGGGTCGCCGAGGGCGGCCGCGCGTGAGCCTGCTTGACGCGATTGAGGCGCTTGAGGCGCAGGAGCCCGTCGCCGCGCCGGCGTCCGTCGACATCATGGCGGCGCTGGCGGCGCTGGAGGCGGCTTTTGCCAAGCAGGCGCGGGCCGCGGCCGGCGGGCTTCGGACGCGCCGCGAGACCCTGCGGGAGTTTCTGGCATCGGCGCGCGCTGCCGACCCTGACCGGCCCGACTGGCCGGACTGGTGGCTGGACGAGACCGACAGCCTGCACGCCGGCCGGTCGCGCGGGATGTGGCAGAGCGTGCTTTTCGTCGGGCTGTGTGATGTCTGCGACGAAGCCCGGGCCAACTTCGCGGCCATCGCGAAAGGGCGGCGGCAGGAGCGTCCGCTGCCGTGGCTTGGGACAGCCGATTTCCATCAGGTCTGTGCGCTGGCCGGGTTCGACGGGACGGCCGTTGCGGACCGGGCCCGCCGCGCGCTGGCCACGCCGGAGGGCGCCATGGCCATGCGGGCGCGACTCGCGAAGGCGGCGCATATCCGATGACCGATGGCGAGCACGACATTCGGCGGGCGATTCTGGCGACGGCGGTGGCGCTGGTGCTGGCGTCGCATGGCGCGGCGGTGCGGCCGGCGCTGCGGCGGCGGCTGGCCGCGTTGTGCCGGCAGGCGCGCGATCTGGCGGATGGCGATCTGGCGGGGGTGGTGATGGAGGCGTCGCGCGTCAGCGGCGTTGTCGGTGCCGAGGCGACGGCCGGCGACCCGCGCGCCGAGGCGACGGCCGAGGCCCGGCTGGGCATGGTGATGCTGCGGTATTTCGCCGGGCAGTCCGATGTTCTGGCCGATCTGGTCGAGCGCAGGACGGGGGTACGCTGTGCCTGATGACCCGCGGCTGAGCGAAGCGAGGGCTGTGCCGATCATGGACATTGTCGGCCGGCTTGACGTGGCCGGCCTGAAGCGGGCCTCGCGCGAATGGGTCGGGCCCTGCCCGCGGTGCGGCGGGCGCGACCGGTTCGGCGTGAACCCGGCCAAGGGGGTGTGGCTTTGCCGTCACTGCGGCGGCGGCGACGGGGTCGCGCTGATCCGGCATGTGCTGGGCTGCAGCTTCAAGGACGCGCTGGACTGGCTGATGGGGGCTGAGGTCCGGCTTAACCCGGCCGAGGCCGAGCGGCGCGAAAAGGACGCGGCGCGCAAGGCTGAGGAGCGGGCCGCGGCGGAGGCGCGGGCGCGGGCGCGGGCCATAAGCCAGGCGCGCGACATCTGGCATGAGACGCGGCCTGCGAAGGGCACGGCGGTGGGCGATTACCTTCGCCTGCGCGGGCTGCCCGAACGGTTTGCGGCGGCGCCGCCGATCGCGCTGCGGTTCCACCCCGACCTGCCCTACATGGTGCAGGCGCCGGACGGGCGGACCTGGACAGAGCTGCATCGCGGGCCCGCGATGGTGGCCGGCTGTCTGGCGCCGGATGGGCGGCTGACAGCCGTTCACCGGACATGGATCGATCTGAACGCGCCGAACGGCAAGGCCCGGCTATTGCATCAGGGCGAGGCCATGCCGGCCAAGAAGGTCTTGGGATCGAAGAAGGGCACGGCGATCAGGCTGAGCCATCCGGGCGCGGCGGGCTTTGACACGCTGGTCATGGGCGAAGGCATCGAGACCACGCTGACGGCCATGGCGGCGGATGCCTATCCGGGTGCGGCCTACTGGGCCGGGGTCGACCTGGGCAACATGAGCGGGCAGCGGGTCATCCGCGGCGACGGCATGAAGTATGCGGGCATCCCCGACCTTGAGGATGCGGAGGCGTTCCTGCCGCCGCCCTGCGTGACCTGGCTGATCTTCGTGCAGGACGGCGATTCCGAGCCGCGGCTGACGCGGGCCAAGCTGGTGGCCGGGTTGCGCCGGGCGCGGGCCAACTGCCCGAACCTGCAGCGGATTTCGATCGTTTATGCGGGCGAAGGGCGAGACCTGAATGACATCGTGATGTAGGGCGGGCGCGATGGGACAGGACAGCGATCCGTTCCGGCCGCTGTCGGCGCGGGCGATGCCGCCGGGCAGCCGGTGGAGCAATTCCGGCCGGCCGATGGATGAAGACGCAGCCCGGCGCGCGGCGCGGCGGGCTGATGAGGCAAGGATCGAAAGGGCCCGGGCAAAGCCCGGAGCCGGCAGGAGGCCAAAGGATGATCGAGGATGATGACATTCTGCGTGCGGCGGCTGTTCCGCTGCGCGTTGCGCTGCTCGAAGAGGCGGCGCGGCTGACCGGCACCGAGCGCAGGGCGGTCTATGGCGAGCCGGTCGAGAATCACGAGCACATCGCGCGGATTTTCAATGCCTGGACGGGCCGCGACCTTACGGCGGCGGAGGTCGTCATGGTGCACATGGCCACGAAGATGGCGCGGATGATGTCATCGCCCGACCATCGCGACAGCCATGTGGACCTGATGGCCTATGCGGGCATCCGATGGGAATGCATCATCGCGGGCTTGACAACGGGGAGGTCTCCGAATGGCCGACCCGATTGACCACGTCCGCCCCCCGCGCAAGGGGTGGGAGGAGGCCGACATCCTGCATGCTCTCGACCTGCGCGACCATGAGGGGATGA